CATTGAAAAATTAAAAAGTTCCTAAAAAAGTCCATAAAATTATTATTTCAGTTATGGGAAATAGCTATATCAAGGAATTTTAGCAAGTTTTCCCTTTTTGTGTTAGATTGTAATCTACACGCTTTTAAACTTGTTTAAAGCGCCTAAACCCTTGATATTACTGACTTTTTGAAAAATCTCATTTGATTAGAAATCATTAAAAGTTCTTAAAAATTCTCAAAAAGTCCACAAAAAAAGCCCCACAAAAGGGCAATAAATGACGAGTTCAGCAGGCAAGAAACTAGCACGGTCAAACGTGCTTTTTTTATTGCTGGTTGCTGATAGGTATATTATACCATGAAGCGCGTGGTTTATAAGATTATGACCTCACAAAAGTCCCCCTGATTCGTTTCTAAGGGCTTCTAGTTTATCCATGGTGTTTTAATCGTCCGGTACAAAACCAAGCGAAATAGGGAGGCGAATATGAAGCCTAGTGCCCCCTATACGCACTAGGCTCTGTGGTAAGGTTAAATCAATTCCCATTTACCATACATGCCAAGTGTTCTATAGCTGCCTTCTTTGCCCGATATATCGAAGCTTTAGATTTACCTATTTCCTCAGCAACTCCCCAAATATCGAGATCATTCAAGTAAAAAAGTCTTAGAACAGAACGCTCAAGCGGATTGGCCAGTTTATCGATTAGCTCAGATATTGCCATTCTCTCCTCAGTAAGTCGCTCAATCCTCTGAAGCGTATCCTCTTTTAGCTTCAGAACACTTATAAGATTATTCTCTGCCGTATTTACCCTGCTTGTTTGTACTCTGGTATTGCTTAGTTCTTGCTTTTTGATAATACCACTTTCTAAAGCTGCAAGCTCTAAATATAAGCCTTCTATCTCTTTGTTTATCCACTTAACGCCCTCTAGTGTTTCTTTTACCTGCTCTGGTGTCATGTCTCGGCCTCCTCTATGATATAATAGTCTTTGTGAGAACTATTAGCTGAGACAGAGAGTGTCTTGGCTTTTTTCGTTTTCTCTATGTTCGCTCTAGCTTCAAATGCTTCCCCGTGAGAAAAAATGTACAATGACGGTGTGAAGCTCATAGAAGTGCGTGGGGAGGGAGATAGCCCCCGTATCTCCTTGTGGTTTGATAAGCAATTAAGGGATGTTTTTATCTCTCTTATTTCCTTGTCATTCTGCAAGGAGTAGAACCGAAATAAGAGGGCTAAAAACTTTGCTTATCTGCTTGTCGTTTCTCAAGGAGTTAAGGAGGGTTATTATTTCTCTTATCTGCTTGATAAATGATAAGCTCTAATTATCCTCCAATAAAGCCAAATTGTCCCAGAATATCCGCAATCCTTTTGTATTTTTAATTTCTGAAATAGCTTTTTCTGCTTCTTCTTTTGTCGGATAGACTTCTATAATATCTTTGGGATTTTTTCCACCTATCCTATATCTTACCTCAAAATGTCCAGTATCAATCTGCGTCAAAAACACGGTATCAACTTCATCAACCACCGCTAACTTATTCAACTTATTTAAACGGTTTTTAATCGCCTTCATCTAGTATCTTCGCCTCTAATATTTCTAATTGCTCCACTACCTCAACCATTTCAACCGCCTTATAAGCCATGTTTAGAATGCTTTGGGCGCTTTGTTGTCTCGCATACGGGCTCACTGTCTTATCAAGCATGATTTCCCTTAATACATTGACTGCTTCAACGCTTGCATTCTGTAACAGCGTAGTAGACTCCTTAAGTTGTTCGCTACGTCTTTCACGGTAAATTCTCTTAAAGGTTGCATCGTTCAAGTAATTGTAAGCCGTCTTTCTGGTAATCTCACTTAATTCACTAGCTTTTTTTACATTCCCAGTCATGAGATAATTGGCCATAAATATTTCTTTTTTTCTGCTTAATCCTGTCAAATACTGTTCACCTCGCTTTATTGCTCTAATTCTGAAAACTCACTTATCCCAGTCATTTCCCTAAGTTCATCCATACGTTTTTTTGATTTCTTATAGTCTGCTAGCTTAATATCTTTAAATGGTGTTTTAATAAAATCATCCATATCTATCTTTATTTCATCTTGCTGAAAAGCAAATCTTAAACAATCCACATATAAAGATATACATTCATCAGTTGTTGCATATTCCATCTTTCCAGCATACTCTTCTAACTTTTCTAGTCTTGCTTTTGAACTTCTAACCATTCCCCTACCTCGTGTGTAATTCTGTCTGATTTATGTAAAAAAAGGGGATTGCTCCCCTCCACATCACAAACCGCGTTTTTCCTTGCCTAGTAGCTTATCATACAGGGCTTTATCTTTCTCAAATAGTTCATGTCTACGCTTGTAGCCCATAGCTTTAAACTCTTCAAGGGTCACAGCTTCCTCTTCATAAGATTTTGAAATACTTTCTACGTTCTTGGCAAGTCCTTGCAGTAAGTCAGCTTGTCTCTTCTCTTCTTCGATTTCTTGAAATAGTTGTTTATATTCATCTTTCATTATTGTTCTCCCTCAAATAAATTGATACGATTCACAAAATACGCTAAATCATCACTCGGATCTAAATAGCGGTGTTGGTTTCCCATATAACCAGCTACACCACTGTAAATGTAAGGCTTACTTACTCCACTATATTCTGGTGACGTATTCAGGCGGTCAAATAACTCTTCGATACCTGTTTCTCTTACCTCATCCGCCAATCTTTTAGCAGTATTTTTGTAGTTTTCGTTATAATTTGCAATCAACTCCAGAAGCTCAATAGATTTCTGTTTGATTTCTTGACGTTGGCGTTTCACTGTTTCATCTTGCTCTAATGCTGTTTCTAAATAACCTGAGGCATTGATTTTTCTAGCGTCTGCCACGATTGAGTCAATTCGTTCTTTTTCGAGTTTAGTTCTTTGTGCTTTCATATCAGCAATATACTTTTCTTTTGCGTTTATAGCTTGAAAATCTTCAAAAGTTTGTAAGTCCGCTTTCTTAGCTTTAATAGCCTTAACTTCTTGCTCTGCTTTCTTGATTTCCTCATCAAAGCGATCAAAAATCTCTAATTGAGTCCGTACTTTGTCCATCTGGTTTTTGACTTCTTGCAATGTTGGCATTTCTTTTTCCTCCAATCTTTCCAAAAACAAAAGAGGCATAGCCAAAATAGATTACTCTACTTTATGCTATACCTCTGATTTTTTCAGTCAGTATTCTTTTTAAATATTGTTGTTTTAGATTCCACGCTGGAGACAATCTCACCGTCTTGTATTTTAAGCGTGATACTCCCAAACCTTGGAACCTCTAACAGTTTTATTATACCATAATTTCTAAAATAAATAAAGCCTTCTTGTATCTCCATATTTTAGCCTTTCATGTTATTTGTATAGAACCATCACACTGGTTAGTGTATCCATATCCTCACTATTCCCCACTGTTGCCTTTGTATATTTCACGTCAATAACTTCAACGTCTGCCATAAAACCATTTACCTGGCTTTCCAAATCCCAAAGGGCTTGCTTGTATTTCTGATAAAATAGTTTAATTTTCATGTTGTTTTTCCTCTTTCTGTTTTAAGGGTGTCACTAGTAGTTACACCATTGCAAGGGGGTCGGTACTATCTACCCCATTTTGTTTAAATGTTTTAGTGTTTATCAGGTACTGCTTTTAGTTCATCAAGCTCTTTAAAGACTATTTCAAAACCTTCCTGAATCCGTTCGATGTTTTTTATTGCTTACTATAGCGTTATGGTTCGCATTCTCAATAAAGCCATCCAGCGCCTCACTGATCCGCTCAACGGTTTCTTCTAGTCTAATCACTCTTTGACAAATGTTCATCGCCATCTGGTTTGCTCCTTTTTTCTCTTAGGTTAGGTTTTGATTAGGTTTAAACCTAACCCACAAAAATCCTTTCATATCAACGTTTTTAAGCGTTTAGGTTAGGGTTAGGTTTACTTTTCAAGTTCGCGCCTATATAACACGTTTATATTTATTTTTTTATATAGAGATATTAGAAATAAAACCTAACCTCCTAACCTAAATACTCGCAAAGACTTTTATATCAACGTTTACAAAGGTTAGGTTTCAGGTTAGGTTTTAAATTCACACCTAACCTAAATCTTCATCTTCTAAATGTATTCCCCATAAACCTTTGTTAATTCTATTACGGTGAAAACCTTGTGGATCAAGTGCTTCATAAAACTTAGGGCTAACCGTTCCATTCTTTGAAGTGTACTTATAAGGGGTTGATTTCTCTAATAATGCTATGACTGCATTGCTAAATTGTCCAAGTTTAGGTTTATCTATCCCAATATCTTCAGCAAACTCTTTTAATTTATTTCTTGCAATAAACATTGGAACATGGTTTATTTCATGCCACCCGTTTGGTATGTAGAAATTCTCTACCCAAACTTTGATATAATCGTTATCGTTTTTGTACTTGCTAAGCATTTTTTGTACCGCTTCAGGTTCTATAAAGCTATCAAAATCTGGCATATTTAAAACTTTAAACAAAACCCACTCTAGCAGCTCTTTGTTCTTTATAAATCGGTCTTTGATTTCATGACGTTCTTTCTGACCGTTAAAATCTGCACGGAAAGGAATGATACAAAGCCGTCTATACCACCCCATGGTCTTATTTCTAGCTCTAGGCAAATCATTGCCCGAAAAGATACACAATAGTCTGAAACGTGCTTCCACGGGTTGTAAGCTTTTTTTATTGACCTGCACTGGATCTCCACTAATTACACTCATAAGGTCAGAAACTTCATCCAGGTACTTGTTAGAAATATCATCTCCAATATTACAAACCTTTCCTTCCAAAGCGCCTAAATAGAACTCTTTCCCAAACTGGTCAGGTTTCAAATTACTAATATTTGACCGTCCTATTAAATTCTCCAGCAAGGCTTGAAAAGTACCTTTTCCATTATTACCATCTCCAACCATTAGCACCATTTTCTTACGTGTTCGGTTGGGATTGATAGCCTCATTTATGACTTGCCACAATAAAGCTACAACTTCTTTATCGTTAACTGCTAAAGCCTCTAACCATCTATCAAAATCAAACCAACCATCTAAAATAGGCTTTCTGGCGCATGGATTGTATTCCGTTTGTATCTTACTGGTAATGACAAAATTAGGACTAAATTCCTCTAGTTTATGAGTTTTAATATTATAAACTCCATTCGCTACTGGAATATATCGATAATCGTCCAGCGGTGGTTTCATCTTAGTTTCTGTACGGATATAGGAGATAAGTTCTAAAAAGAACTTGTTAGAAGTCAAACGTGAGTCATATTTTAAAAGCAATTTTCGGAAAATGTCGTTACTTGATACATAATGGCCTAAATCCAAATGGTAAAGATATAACTTACTAATATCACTTATAACCCCCTCACCTATAAAGGTAAAATGGCAAATTTCCTGTAACGCTTTGGCTACGATTGCAACACTTGGTCGTGGGATTTCTACCCTTTCGTTTTTCTTTCCTTCATTGACGATATAGGAGTTTTCCTTACGCCATTGATCCCCAAGCTCCCAAATCCTACTATAAAGTTCCCACATCGTTCTAGGAGGTTGTTCTTGCTCTCTGACCTCCAAGATTTCACTTTTTAGGTTTGCTAATTCTTCTAGTTCTATGGTTCTAACCTCTCTTTCTATATTCAGCCCGTGCTATACTACTAAAACTGCGGTCTAGCTCTTCAATAGGCAATGGTTCAACTGTCACGCTATTTGCTATCTTTGTCAGTTCATAGGCGGTCTCTAGGTCACAATCAACCCACTTATTGAAGAGTAATCCCACAAAGCGTGTCAGCGCTACGTTGCGCCCTCCTTCGTCTCCAAATCCGTTGAAAAGCGTGTCAATAATCCTCATAGTCATTGACCTCTGGCCACTTACTCTAGGTTTATAACGCTCAGTAGTTCCTTGCTTCGCTCTTGGTTCAACCTTGGGGACTGGATAATCAAGTCCATGCTCTACAATCTTTTGATAAGTTGCTGGGTCGCCTGTTGTTACTGGTAGCCCTTGGAGTTGTGACCATGTTAAACTGGCCATGTCAAAGGGTAGCCCAATCTTGTCAGCAATCTCTTTTACTACCTGCTTATAGGTTGCCTCGTTCATCACGTTGTTAGATTTCACCACAAGGCGAAAACGGGGCTTTTCTATGCTATGTTTGATAGTCGGGTATAAGATATAAGAGTAGCCAAACAAAGCGCTAGAAACGGCTTCTATGAAGTCCTCAGTCGTCCCCTGTATATCGTCATAATCAAGGAAAATCAAATCCCGATAGATTAGACTGGAGTTGTTTCGTTTGTAACTCCCGTTTTTCTCCGGCATAACCTTACCACTTAAACAATATGGCGCCTGGGTTCTTTTGTATTCCTCCGGATCAGCACTTTCAGGGACTACCAAAGGCTTAAAGCGTTCAATGTACTGGAACGGCTCCATCTTATCAAATGGATAGACAAGATTACTCTGGAAACCTCTAGCCTCGTAAATTGTCATTCATCCACCCCCAGAAACTTCCAGATGTCAGTTACTAAATAGTAAATCATTCTTGAACCATCGTCCGGCGGTTGATAGCGTCTTAAACCCTGACTTTCCCACTTATTCAGCGTGTTGTCACTAATTTTCAATTCCTCTTTGAGTTCAACTCTATTTATTAACTTGGTCAATCTTGGCGGTACTTTCTCACGCGCTTCCAGGTATCTTTCCACTACCTCCAGAATGCCATGCGCTAGGTCTTGCTCGCTTTCTCGGCTTAGGCTAAACATATCCGCCCACCTCCTTCAAGGTTTCTTTGTAGCTTTCTAGGTCGCTATTCATCAACACCGCTAGGCGCTTGCTCTCCTCCTGTACTTGGTTGTAAAAAGCCTTAGCGCCATCTAGTAACTCGCCTTTATTCGCCGGAATAAAGTACCCACTAAAAATGCCGCATCTAACCCCTACAATAGGGATGTTGTGCTTAACTACTAGACGCTTGATAATGTCACGTACAGTTCTTTCTGTTAGCTTGGTTGTCAGGCTAATTTCTGACCCTGTTATGGAGTTCTCAGCCCCTACCTTGATTAATCTTAATACTCGTTTATCATTCTCTGATAGACTCATTCCATCCCTCCCCATACGTTGACTCCTGCAAGCTGGATATATCGCCCATATTCAGGGTTTAAATCCTCGCTAGGTGTTTCTATCGTCTGTTGGTTTTCTCGCTCAATTTGGGCGCTTTTTTTGCGGTCTCGGTGGTTTAAATAAAGCAGTAAACCAATCAAAATCACGATTAAGACAGCAGCCTGTGTGTTACTTATATCTAGTTCATTCATGTTATGCCCTCGCTTGATAATTCTTAATATATTCCACTTGTTCAGCTCGCTCCATATTCAACTAGTCGTCCACCTCTTCGGGTGTTACCTTTCTATCTAAAAAATCAGTGATGAGCTGTAATAGGTTTGGATTTCTTGCCTTGATGTCAGCCATTACTTCATCAAATTCTGCTTGTGTCATTTTGCCTAGATCTAGTGTCACTGCATTGCCTCCTCAAACTTCTCTATAAGACAACTTTTATTTACTCTCTGAGTTCCATTTTTAGAGTTAAAAAGAATATCTTTTAAGGTTATAGTAGCCTCTAAATACTCCTTTTCAGCATGTTCTATATACGCCTGTTGCTCTGCTTCGTTGTCAAAAAAGTGCATAGCTTGGCGTTTAAAGAATGCTTGTCGCATAGCGTCCATTTCAAAAATACCAGGGTGGAAAAGCATTCCCGTAGTGCTTTTAGAGACCGCTTCGATTTTATGGCTGTCATTCAATTCAGGGAGTTCAATCCAAAGTAAGCGGTGTAAATTTTCTTTGATAGCTTTTAATTGTCCTGATAAGAGTCCTATTCTGAAAAAATCATTGTTTTCGTCTGCTTGGTGTAATTCCATATTAATTCTATCCAAGCTTTTAGCGATAATATCGTATGTTGTTTCTATCATGTTTTTTACCTCTGTTTCTATGTTGTGTAATTGCCCTAAGGGCTTTTAATGCTTTTTTCCTGTCACATGCCTCACGCTCAGAAGTTTGCCGACCGAGAGCGTGGGGCTTTTTTGAGTTGTTTCTTATACAGTTTTTCTTGCCACTATCCTCACGCTCAGACTCGCCAAATTGAAAGCGTGAGAAAGTACCAGTTTTAAGAGTTGGCGCTCTATGCTTTTCAAAACCTTTTCTAATTGCTTGCCTGCACTTCGGTTTTCTTAGTTTTTCTTAGTTTTTCTTCGTTTCGTTTTCGATTTGATCGCCTAATCTTTTCCAGGCTCTATCAAATTCATCACGTTGAATTTCTTTACTATGTAATTGCCTTGCTAACTCCATGCCTCTACGCATGAATCTAGCGAAGTGGGTTTTTGCTTCCATCCTAGCCCTCCATCATGTCATAAAGTATAGCGCGATGTTTTTTAGGAATGTGCTTCATCGCGTCCAATATGTCACGCTCTGCTTTTTGTCGGGTTTCTGCTTTTACTGTTTTATCTTCTGCTATTTCAAAGGCGTTTTTTGCTACTTTGTAGTAGTCTAGCGACTGTAAAAAATGACCACGTTCAGACAGTTCTTTGTCTTCCAATTCCTCTTTTACAGTATCGTCCAAGAGTTCAAACTTGGAGTACACCCCTTTTCCCACTTCAAATCCTAGACGCTTGTTTTGTCTCAGATTGTAAAGGTTTACCTTGCAGCTGTCTAAGTTACGATAGCCTAGTACTCCAGCGATTTCTTCTAAATTTTTGCCCTCTAATTCAGGCAATTTTTCAGCAATATCTTTAAATTTTACTACTTGATGTTTCTTTCCCATTGTTTACCTTGTCTTTCTATGCTATAATCAAGATATAGAAAAAATATCTATACCCTAAATCTTGTCGCTTGCTCGCCTCGTCTAAAATTTGAGCAAGTGATTTTTTTATTTTCTTTTTGCATGATTACTACCTGACTTTGGTTTATAAAGCAAATCTTTACTTTCGATAAGATCCAAAATCCAGCTGAATCCCTGCTCCACCGTTTCAAGAAATGCACCTAGGTCTTCACTGTCCAATAACTCGTAGTTCATACAAAGATATTCGGCTAGTTGTCTGTCCATCTCAACTAGCTTTTTAAAATCCTTGAAATACTTAGGAATTTCTACTCCCTTGGCATTTGTAACTGTCTTAAATTCATTTTCCATTTTCTATACTCCTATACTTTAAAAATTAGTTCTTTAATTTCTGAATATCTCATATTCAAGTTGATCATCGCTATTGCCATATCTTCCAAGCGCTGATAGTTTGTCAGTTCCGCACTTGTTAAACTGTCAATACCGTTTTCACTTTCTCGCTCTTGCATGAGTTGGGCTTTGTTTTTCCCAGTCGCTCCCTTTAGCAGTAGGTTTGTAAGAGTGCTATAGGCATGCTGAGGTGCTTTCTCCCATGATTTGATAGCTTCGGTTAAGGTCTTGCGCTTTGGCTTTTCCAGTTCCCGTTGAAGATAGCGTTTAGAAAGTTCATCACGCATTTCAAAAAAGGCTTTAACCAGGTCCTTCTTAAACTCTTTTACGGGTTCTGTATTTCGTAAGTAAGTGATTAACAAAGTAGCTTGTTGCTCGTTCAAAATATAATCTCGTACATTTTGCCCACTCTCTGAAGGTGAAATTTTAAATTGCACCTTTCCGAAGCTCTCAAAGTCCTCTCTGTGCTTATTCAGCAAAATCTTTAAATGTCTGTGCTTAACTTCTGCACACTCTGCCACAATACTGCTCAGTGTATACGGATCTTTCTTGCCGTCCATGTAGACTAATTCCATCGGTTTGCTCCTTATTGTTAATCAAATTCCTAAAAACTCCGCCACCTCTTTAGCAGTAAAAACTCCATTTGGGCTTGGTTCAATATCATCTTCCAATACTTTAAAATGTAAGAATGGTTTTGTCTCGTAGCTTTCGCCTTTTTCGTAAAGTGCTTTAATACGGTCAAATAGTTTTGTCAATGCAACGTCACTGGTGTACTCAACAATGATTTCACCGTGTCCATTGTAAGTTGTTTCTTCAACGTCTGTGATCATACGAATTTCTTCGCCTAATGCTCTAGCGATACCGTGGTCAGTTGTTTGTGCTTGATATACTTGTTTATTGTTCATGTTGTTTTCTCCTTTATGTTCTAGGTCGGATATTTCTTCCGAGAAGGTCAATCCCCAGTGGTAAAGCACCAGTGGAGTATCTTGTAGATGTAATATAGTATTGCGATTGGGTCGCTCCTTTCTATATCCGTTTAAATCGGATATTAGCTTAAAAAAATAATGTCGTCATAAGCAACACCGAAAAGTTTTTCAATCTCTTTTACTTGGGCAACATCAGGAAAACTTTTTCCATTTTCCCACTTACTCCAAGTAGTTGTAGAAATTCCTAATTTTTGTGCTACCTCTGATTGTTTCATGTTGCTATTAGCCCGCAACGCTTTCAATGTAAGACGCAAATAGCCCTCACTCCTTTCTTTTGGATATCCGTTTAAATCGGATACAATGACAGTATACGGTAAAACCGATAACTTGTCAACACTTTTTTTGATTTTATTTTCTTTTTTTTTGTTTCCCTTGCTTTTTCTACGTTTTAACCGTATAATTAAATTATGAATTATAGAAAGGCGGTTGCACCATGTCATTAGGAAATAAGCAAATAATGGCGGACAATATCAAAAGACTTTTAAGTGCAAAAGGTTTAAACCCTCGTCAATTAGCTATTGCATTAGATTTTAAGTATACAACCGTCAACGATTGGGTAAATGCTAAAACTTACCCACGTATAGATAAAATCGAAATGCTGGCTAATTTTTTCAACGTTTCAAAGTCTGACTTAGTAGAAAATAAAAACGCAGAAACACCTACCACTTCCCCCATCCAATCCATCTATGACCAACTCACTCCACCAAGACAAGAAAAAGCCTTGACTTATCTTAAAAAGCAGCTGCTGGAGCAGAAAAACGAAAACATAGTATCAGAAAACATTATCAGTCTGGACGACTATAGGGAAAGCAAGACGCTCCCTGTTATCGGAGTTGTAACCGCCGGAAACGGGATAACCCAAGACGATAACCTAAACATGGAAAAATGCTTTTATACTGATGAAATACCAGACGACTACGACGCTATCGCTTATGTCGTCGGCAACTCTATGGAGCCAAAGATAAAGAATGGCGACTACCTATTTATCAAGAATACACCTCAAGTTGACTATAACACTATCGGTATCTTCCAAGTAGACGGCGCTAACTACGTCAAGAAACTGCGTCAGGGGTATTTAGAAAGCCTTAACCCTGATTGTGCTGATATTCAACTAGACGAAAGCAACGATATACGCACCATCGGCGAAGTCGTGAGTATATATAGAGAGAATTAAAAAATCCCCACATTCGCCAATAGCAACCCCATCCCATGGGTCTATTGTGCAAAAACGGGGAAATTTGAAGAATAGAAAGCCGATTTACAGACTAAAGCGTAAAATTGGGCAAAAGTGCAACAAACATGAAGCGCATCGCTACTATTTTTCTTTTAGGGCTGCCGAAAGTGCCGAAAATGCGACCTATAGCATACCCACGCGCCACAATATCCAACAATCCTGAAGCGCGTGGAATTTACTTAGAAAATAAAAAATAGTTGATTTAACAACGTTTTTAGCCTACTTGGAATTTACTTGGAAAATAAAAAAGTACAAAAAAAGCGACAAAAAAGTTGATTTTTAATAAAAAAACGATATAGTTATATTAGAAAGTCGCTTGTAATTCTGATATGTCTGCGTATTTTTCGTAAGTTGCCTATTGGGTAACCTGCTATCAGTTAAGGGCTTTTATATTTTACAAAAAAATCAGTGTATCGGCTTATTATGTTGGTACACTTTTCTTTTTACTACACTAGTTTTCTACAACAAAAAAAGACAAGCTAGCTGCTGCTGACTTGTCTAATATCGCCTGAACTGAAATAACGGGAAAGATTCAGGCGATTAGTAGCATCTTGAGAGATTGGAAGCAGAAAGGTCTGGTTACTGTTGAGTTGGGACTCTTTCAAACCTCTTAGTCTACGCTATTATTATACCACTCTTGCATTTAAAAAGTGACTGACGGCATTTCTCACGCTCATCAGTCTATAACTCTCTAATGAAGTATAATGCGGTATAATTTAGACGATTTTCAACACTTCGGCATTTTAGGAACGCTTAAAGCGCTCTAAACAATATCAAAAAAATAAAACTCTTGAAATATTGGGGCTCATATGCTAGAATGAAAGCATAAAGGGAAAAACAGTGCTTCTAGCATATGTAACTAAAAAGCCCCACCGTTACAGCGATGGGGTTTTTTGCTACCCTCTTAAAGGGTTAAATGCTACTTGCTACGTCTCTTTATCCATAGCTTGAAAAGCTCAGACAGTACGTTAACAAGTAACGGAGCTAGAAAAAGGGAAAACAACTCTAGCATATATAACACCTCCCTTCTCTAAATTGAGGGGGCGAAAACATTATATCAAAAACACCCATCACAAACAAGCTCATATAAGCCCCATATCCGCCTTGTTTCATATTCTGGTACAATTTACCGTCTGACTGCTTAAAATCGAAAATAGGGGCATTCTCGTAGCCCCTCGCATGGTTTAAACTCAAAACCTTTTCTAATTGCTTGCCTGCTGATGGAAAAAGGAGTAAAACCATGAAAATAACAGAATACACCAAAAAAGACGGTTCTACAGTCTATCGCTCTAGCGTCTATCTTGGTATCGATACCGTAACAGGTAAGAAAGTCAAGACGACTATATCAGGGCGAACCAAGAGAGAACTCAAAGCCAAAGCACTACAGGCTCAAATAGACTTTGAAAAAGACGGTTCTACAGTATATAAAGCGGTGGAGATAAAGACTTACGCCGAACTGGTGGAGAATTGGCTAGAAACGTACTGCCATACGGTTAAAAAATCGACCTTAATGGGTACCAAATTCAAAATAGATAAATATCTACTTCCAGCTTTCGGAAATTATAGGCTGGATAAACTGACGCCCCCAATCATTCAAAAGCAAGTCAATCAATGGGCAAAAGACTATAATCAACTAGGCAAAGGATTCCAAGAATATCCGCTCCTTCACTCTCTAAACAAACGCATACTTAAATATGCCGTATCTTTGCAAGCTATCCCCTTTAACCCTGCCCGTGATGTTATCGTGCCACGTCGTAGGGAAAAAGAAGAGCAAAAACTGAAATATCTGGATGATGATAACTTAAAAAAATTCTTGACTTACCTGGAGCAGCTGCCAAACACTTACAAAAATTTCTACGATACGGTGCTATATAAGACACTTTTAGCTACTGGTTTGCGCATTCGTGAGTGTCTAGCCTTAGAGTGGTCTGATATTGACCTAAAAAACGGCACACTAGACGTAAATAAAACGTTAAATATTATCAAAGAAATCACTGGCCCTAAGACTAAATCAAGCGTTAGAATGATTGACTTGGATAATAAGACGGTACTCATGCTACGGCTCTATAAGGCAAGACAATCCCAAATTGGGAAAGAAATGGGGTTGACCTATGAGAAAGTATTCTCTAATAGCTTTGATAAGCATATAGACGCTAGAATGCTTAGTTTCAGGTTAGTAAAACATTTGGAACGGGCTGGATGCCCTCGTTTTACGTTCCACGCCTTCCGCCACACTCATGCTAGTATCTTGCTCAATGCTGGACTACCTTACAAAGAGATACAAACACGGCTCGGTCATGCAAAACTTTCTATGACCATGGATATTTATAGCCACCTATCCAAAGACAATCAGAAAAATGCTACTTCATTTTATGAAAAAGCCATTGAAAAATTAAAAAGTTCCTAAAAAAGTCCATAAAATTATTATTTCAGTTATGGGAAATAGCTATATCAAGGAATTTTAGCAAGTTTTCCCTTTTTGTGTTA